GGGCTTCTCGTTGCCCCAGCAGGTAGCCACAAGCTGCCCGTCCGCGGTATCGACATAGGCGATCAGGGCATACGCCTCCTGCTCCAGTTTGCGCGCGGACGCATCCGTGGAGTACTGCGGGCCGATGTTGGCGTATTTCATCATCGCTTTCGCCACGCTGCAGCTCACCGTCTGCGTGTATACGCTGCCGGACAGCGCCCATCCACTCGTGGGGAACGACGCCGTCGTCCGCACCGGCTTTGCAACCTCTAAATTGGTCCGCGCGCCCTGCGCCGTGCCTGCGGCTGTGCCGCCCTTTGCCAGCGGCAGGATACCGGCCGCCTTGTCGCCGGACAAATCGACCGTCATATCCGGCAGCTGCTCCTCCGGCACCTTGCCGTCCGGCCCAAGTCCCGCCACGCCGTCCGGCTGGCCAACCGCGCCCCAGCCGATCACGCCCGCAGGGTCCAGCTCCACCGTCACCTCGGCCGCGTTGCCAAAACTAAAAACATACGTCCAGTCCACCGAAAAGCCCGGGCTTTCCGCTGCGGCTGGGATGGGGTCGCCCGCCTCGTCCTGCACCAGCGCATACAGCACCTCGTCCCCGCTGTCCTCGGCGCGCGCGTAAAAGCCAAGCTGGCGCATGGTGTAGCCCGCCGAAAGGCCGGTGTTGACCAGTACCGCCCGCACCCGTACCTTTGCGCCCTCCAGCACCTGCGCGGGCTGCAGGGAGAGCGCCTGCCGTTCGTCCGTGACCGCGGTCTGCTCCTCCAGCGTTCCGGCGGCCAGCCCCGCGCCGCTTGCCGCGCGCGTAAATACCAGCCCCTTGCCCGTGCCGACGAGCGCCGCCTGCAGGGCGTGTCCCGCGGCCGTGACGGCCGCATTTGTCCAACTCATAGCATCACCTCGTGTTCTCCGTAATGTTTGGCCCGCGTCCCTGCGGCCGCGAGACGCGTCACCGCCTGCGCCTCACGCATCAAATGTGCCACCACCAGACAAACCATATTGGCCGGAACAACAGCACACAGCATATCGCGCACAGCTTGCATCTTATTCCGCTCCTGAACAGGCACTTTCACCAGTAATTCATATGAATCATTGTCTATTTCTAACGAATACCCATCTTCCCCACACAAAGCGGTGAGCATTCTGCGTAGCGACCGCACCGTATAAGGCAATTGTGCATTCATTTCAGAAAGTACAGTGAACCGGCGCTCATCGAGCGTAGCCGTATTCTGTGCTGCCAATCCGAAAATCTTCTCATACCGCTCAATACCACGCAGCGGTGCGGTCATGACAAACTGTGAATTCAGCACCTCGGTCACGCCGGCGGCCAACGCGTCAAACTCCGGCTGTTCACCTTGGCATAGCAACGGGAACTCGCAGGTTCTCAACAGGATAGGCGGCAAGTAGTCTTGCAGCTTTTTTCTCATGTACCCACCGCCCCGACCGTTCCAATCATTGGGATGCTGTCCGCATCCACCTGCAGGTTCTTCGCCTGCCCGTTAAGCGTTGTATCCGTGATGTCCAGTACGCAAGGCAGATCCAGCAGCCGTGTTTCAATCTGGGAGATGCGCACGATCGTTGCGACCGCGTCCTCCCACTCCTCCGCAAGCTCAGCAAAATAAGTCTTGATTGCATCCTCGATCTGACTCTGCGCGGCCTCCCAGCTCCAACCGCTGATGAACGTGATATTACTCTGAATATTAACAGTCTGCGCTGTTACGCCTGTGACCGTGACCGTGTGACCGATAGGGGCAATGCCAAGCCCTTCTCCATGATTGACTTCCGGATCGATGGAGGTCTGTACCCGCTGTACTAATTCCTCTGAAGGTACCGTGCAATCAGAGGCGATGATGACGAGCTTTACCGTCCCGCCCCCATTCCAAACAGGATACACTTTGACGCCGCCCACACCTGGGATAGCGTTTACTTTTTCCTTGTAATCAGCCACGTTGCCACCGAACAACTCCCCATCGATCGAAGCATAATACTTTTCACGCAGCGTCTCGGTCGTGTCGCCGTCCTCGCCCGGGATCAGCACACCGGTGATCTCGGCGGTTTGCAGACCGTTCACCGTCTCGACCGGCAGTAGCGTCCCGCTGTACTTGTTTCCGGCAGTACCCAGTGTTTCTGCCTGCAGGCGATATACGCCGGCGGATATCTTTTCAGTAATGGCGTAATTGATGTCGTCGCAGTTGAATCGCGTACCTGCGGTCAGCTCCAATATAGCGGGAGTGAATGTGCCTTGAATGATGGCCGCTGTTTCTCCCTGGGCTTCAATACCGCGCTCTTTACAGCGCAGGATCAGGTACTGCAAGCTGGCAGTATCTACGAACGTCTCGTCCATGACCACGTCCAGCTCCATATATGTCTTGGCCAGTTCGGCTGCGGCCGGCGCCAGCGCATCATAAATGACACTTCCCTCGCGTTTGTCCACTGTATCAGGTACACGGTCGAGCATCCGGCCGAGTATATATTCGAATGTCATCTGATCCGAGTATTTTCCGATCATGCCGCACCTCCCGTAAATTCATAGTCGGACTGTATGTCGCCCTGCGTGGTATGCACAGTAAACGTCACCGTCAGCCGCTCACGGCCGGTACGCTCAAAAGAAAAACCGTCCACCTGCGTAATCCGGTCATCCGCGAGAAGCGCATCCTCGATAGCGCTCCGGATACGCGCCTGTAGATACGGCGTAATGCCTTCGCCGAACAGCTTTTCAAGCTCGACGCCATAGTTCCACGAGTAGATCGCATAACGGAACCGCTCGGTCTGCAGAGCAAGGAAAACAGCCTGCTTCATGGCCTCTGTGCCGTTCAGCATCCCGCCCGCTGGGCGGCCGTCAAACCGCAGGCGATAGGCCAGCGTCGGCTGGGTCTTGATCGTGAAGTCCTGCACAAGGCCGTCGTTGTAATCGGTCGGAAGCATCAGAGCGCCCCCTTTCTGTCAAGGATTAACCACTGTTGCCCGCCCTGCATCCGGATCAGGATCAGCTCGTCCCCCACCTCAAAGGATTGTGCCGTTGTTCCATAGCGGACGATGAAATACTCTTTCCCGAGCACCTTCTTTTGGTCTAATCGAATTTTGAACGGGCTAAGGGACTGCACCGTCCCATAGCAGATCTCCATCGGTGCTTTCGCGTCATAAACGTCTGCCGCGATCTGCTTGATCATTTCCACCAAATCAGGCACTGAACTCACCCCTTATGCCAGACAGATACAGGTCCATCGTATACAGGCCATGCGAAAAAGTGTGCTTGGCCTTTTCGATGCACATGTAGTTTGAAATATTGATATCACCCAGCCCCATACCAACGGCAACAGACGCACCAGCTCGCGCGCGGATGTCACCGAACACCTTCTTCATAGTCAGCTCGCGCCGGATAACATTGAAATATTTGAGAAGCGCCTGTGCCTTGGTCTGAAGATCGGCAGTGGACAGCGCGCTGTCCAGCTTGGCGTAGTACTGCAGCACGCCCCAGCGCCCCTGACTGGCGGTATCGTTCATTACATGTACTTCGCGTTCACCGGTCTCACCGTTGTCATAGGCGAGCTTGATGCGGTTGTATACGTCGCTGTCGATGGACGAAGTGTAGGTATAATCCTGTGCGGTATCCTCATCGATATAGATCGGCAGCAGCAGCTCCTCGTAGGGCTTGAGCGTCAGCTTGCCGAAATCGTCGTACAGGTTGAACACCTTTCCTGTGTTGATCAGCGTCAGGTCGGAGGCGTTGCCGAGCGTATCGAACAACGTCCCTTCCTCGATACGCTGCGGGATCTTGTACTTGGTGTCTGCTACCGTACCGACGGTCAGACCATAGTCGGCTGCCAGCATCTTGAGCAGCTCCGCATAGGTCTTATTCTCGTAAGATACCGTATCCTTATTCTTCAGGTACCGCAGCTGGTCATAGCAGGTGACGTCGATCAGCAGGCTGTCGCTGCGGCTCTTACTGAACACATACCCATAGAACACGTCCGATCCATTAAACCGAAAGGACACCGGATTCCCCTCATGGAAGTTCAGCATCTCGTCTTTGACGACTGTGAACTTGAGCGAAGACGGGGATCCCCTGCGCGTAGTCTCCCAGACGACATCCCCCTCGATAATGGGGTTCTGCATCTGGTTATTATTGTTCTGGATGGTGATTTCAACGCCCGCCTGCTGGTAGCTCGGCAGTTGCCGCAGGTCCTCCTTGCGCGTGCCGGCAGCACCTGTGGTCGACTTGACGACCACCTTAGTGATCGGCTTGGACTGCGGTTCACTCTCCTCAGCTGATCCAGAGGAAGCCCCGTCTCCGCCGATGATGGCTGTGCCGTACTTGACGCCCCAGTTGTTGCACTCCTCGCCCGTGCGCATCAGCAGATCGAAATGATATACGCCGTTTTCAATCTGGATCGCGCTCCCACGGTCGTTGACCGTATATGTCACGCCGTCCAAGCTGGTTCCCGTCCCCTGCACAGTCACCTTGGTACCGAACGGCACGGAGGGCGGCGCTGCACAGGTGCGCTTGGATGTATCGAGCGGATTGCCCATTGCATCCAGGAACCCGCCCTCCATTGCATTATCAGCCGGATAGTAAGCGGTGAACATGGCCTTGACCGTGTTGGTCGCGCTGCCCCCGCCGGAGCCTGTATAGTTCGCGGTCGTGTCGCTGTCTTTGACATAACTCTGTGGGTTAACCGGCGAGCCGTTCCTGTGCATACCGAAGTGCAGATGGTTGCCGGTCGAGCTGCCCGTTGTGCCGACAGCCGCAATTTTCTGCCCTGCCTTTACCGTTGCACCCTTGGAGACATACAGCGCTGAGCAGTGGCCGTAGAAGCTCATCAAACCGCCACCGTGGTCAATGCTGATGTAGTTGCCGTATCCGCCGTTCCACCCAGACATGGTGACTGTACCGGGGCCAAATGCGAGGATCGGTGTGCCGGATGCGGCAGCCAGGTCAATGCCGTCGTGGAATTGAACTTTCCCGCTAATTGGGTGTACACGGTTGCCGTAACCGCTGGAAATGCGGCTGTACCCTGGGCAGGGCCATACATATTTACCCATAGCCACGCCCCCTTACGACGGCAGCTGCAGCACGGTACCGGGGTAGATCCACCAGCCGTTTGAGCTGCTGGACCGGCCGTACTTTTTGGCTGCGGCCTCGATGGTATCCTTGTTCAGCTCGTAGATCTCGTTCATACGCGAGCCGTCTCCAAGCTTGACCCGGGCAATATCCCACAGGTTATCACCGGATGCGACCGTATAACTGGTTGTCTTCGGCGCGGTAGAAGTATCGCGCTTTTCGGTAACCGTTGCTTCGATCGTGGTTCCGGTCTTCTTAAACTCGATCGTTTTTGTGCCGTAGGACTTATACTGCAGAAGCTCTATCTTCGCCATAACGTCGACCCCGTATTCCTCTGCGCTCTCCTCCAGCTCATAGCTTTCGAGCGAAACCTGTATGTCCAGCGAATCCATCAGCATTTCTCCGCGGTCATCTGTCCGGATCATCTGAAACTGGAACGGCAGGCATTTCGTCTTCAGCAGTTCCAGCTTGTCCATGTAGTAATGCGCATTTTGGAAACCGCCCTCGTACTGTGCAAAGGGGTACTCTTTATTCGGCAGCAGCGCATTAAAGCTGATCTTGCTCAGGCCAGGCAGCTTGAGGATATTGATCTCGCCCTCGTTGATCAGCGTGACGGTCTTGTTCTGGTTGGCGACCTTCAGCGTCATCGCGCCCGGCGTGATCGGCAACAGCATATCGTCCATATAAAACTGATACATCAGATATGCACTCCTTCCGCGCTGGCCGCCATCGCTTCCTGCACCCTGACCTCCAGCAGGTTGACCACGCCGTCAATGTCCATTTCAGAGGAAATCGTGTTGTTGTTCACCATCTCAACACGGATCTCGGCGGTGGTATATTTGTTGATCTCCTGCCGCTCGGCAATGTCGCGCAGCAGCTCAAGGTCTTCTGTGGACATCTCCACATCGTCCGCGATCTGGTCGGTGTTATCCGCGATGCTTGAAAGCAGGCCAACCGTCGGGTCGGTGGTATCGGAGAGAGCGTCCAACCCCATCGAGCTCGCGATGCTGTCCTGTAGGCTTGCGCCCCAGTCATATCCCGCGTTATAGGCAACGCTGTAGTCGATCGCTTCTTTCCGCTGGACAAATTCCTGCCAGCCGGATTCATCCTTGATCTGTTGGATGCGCTGGCTGTAGCTGTCATAAAAGCTGTCCAACCCTCCGGTAATATTGACCTCAACGCCCGGAATCAGATTGATCAGGCTCTCGATCTTTTCCACCATATCCCGCACGAAACCGACCACGCGCTGGTTAAGCTGCAGGAAGAGAATCTCTATCGCAGCGACTGGATCGTTAAATACGTTCCCGATAAAATTGCAGAGGTCTGCGAACAGATTCCAAACTGGCAGATAAAACGTGTTATAAATGAACGCGCCAGCTACAGCAAACGCGCCAGTAATAACCCCAAGAGCGCGTACTGTTGTCCCCTGCGCCTTGTTCATAGCTGCAACAATCGAAAAGATCACACCTATCAGCAGGGCGCCAAGGGCTATGATTACACCGATCGGGCTCGCTGCCATTGCCGCATCCAGCGTTAACTGCGCGGCTGCCCATAGCCTGGTCGCGGCGGCACAGATATTCGCCCAGTTGGCCAGCAGCACCAGGATACCGACCGCACCGCCGATACCGAGCACCAGCGGCGCGATAACCGCAAGATTGTTCGCCAGCCAGTTTATCCCCTCCAGCAGCGGCTGTAATGCCATGGTGGCTATATTGGTTGCCTGCGTCCACACATCCGCCCACGTCATGGGGATACTCTCAAACCGGGCGTTCGTTTCATCAGCGGCCGCGAACATGGCGTTTTTGACAATTTCTGCAGTGATTTGCCCATCTGCCGCCATGTCACGCAGCTCGCCCGTTGTGATGCCGAGGTAGTCCGTGATCGCCTGAATAATCGTCGGTGCCTGCTCGAATACCGAGTTGAGTTCTTCGCCGCGTAAAACGCCTGCGCCCATGGCCTGCGTCAGCTGTAGCATGGCGGCAGCTTGCCCTTCGGTAGACGTCCCGGCAATCTTGAACTGCTTGTTCAGCTGCTCGACGAAGGCAACCGTTTCCTCATTGCTGTTAAACGCGTCGCCGGCGAGCAGACCCATCTTGGAAACCGCCGCGGCCGTATCCGTGTACGCACTGCGTGACCGCAAGGCTGACTGGTAGATCATGTCCTGCAACTCAGCGGTGGACTGCAGGCCGTCGTTCATCAGGTTCAGGCGGGCGGTGGTCTGCGTCAGTTCATCCGACATGCCGACCACGCCTTTGACGATCTGCGAACCGATGACCGCCGCGCCGATCCGCTTGAGCGTACCCATAAGGGTATTTGCCGGAATCTGTGCGCCTTGCATGCTCTGCGAAAGCTGGTCGAAATCGTCTGCCATTTTCTGTACTTCGGACCTAACGCCGGCGAGTTCAGACTGCAGGTGATCGTAAGTACCCGTCGGGATGGATTGTCCCGCGAGGTTCTGCATGCGCTCAAAGCGCTGGTTGACTGCATCCATGCGGGATGCGATCCGCTGCAGGGTTGCACTCATGCCGTCCCTGAGCTGTAATGTCTGTGATACGGCTATATCCTGTCACCGCCTTTCATCTGCGTCGATGCCGCCCACGCGGGGCCTTGGCTTTTGCCTTTGCTTCCCTTGCTGCTTTCTTCTCGCTGTCAATCCTTGCCTGGATGGATGCGATAATAAAGGCACGGTCTTTTACTGGCAGTCCCAGAAATTCAGACGGCAAAATATGAAGCTTCTGCAGGCAGAAATGCGCCACAGAAGCCTCCAGATCGCCGTCCTCAATCAGTTTTTTGCGTCGTTCACCATATCTCCGATGGAGTAGTCAAATTTGCATATCTGCATGACCTTATCCAGATAGCCGCTGTATTCCCCGGGAACGCTCAGCAGCTTGACGATCAATTCCTCCGCGCACTTAACCCCATAGCTGTCCTGCAGTCCCGCGTCATTCAGGTTCGGGTACACCGTGCAGGCTGCGGCAAGCTTGCGGCCATACAGCGCCGTATCAATGACCTGCCGGTACTGATTGCGCTTGCCCGGGACCGGCACCTGTCTGGTGCAGTCCCGCTGGATCAGGTCGTTCTCATCGCTGGAAAGGCAACGCACCTCCCACTCCTCCGGTTTGCCGTTCTCATCCACAAAGCGGTCGGATACGACCAGCTTGATATTCTCGGGCTTCTTGACGTTTTGCGCCATGAATGCGGATAATCCGCCCATTATACATTTCCTCCTTTACTCCATACCGTCCAGCATGTCGAATGTTTCCGGCATATCCCAGTCGTCAAAGGTGCCGCTGATCTCCTCGTCCAGCAGGTCGTCGCCCGCATTAAACTTTGCCAGGATAATGCTGTCGATCAGGCAGCCGATGTGTGTGATCGTCTGACGGCCCGCCGACGAGGACGGATCTTCGTTGGACACCTGAATCTCAAACGGCGTCAGCTCGCCGGTTTTCTTGTAGTGCAGAAACCACTTGCGGAACACCGACTGGTTATAATGTGCTGTCCCTTTCCATGTCCCCGACCAGCCCGCGGCTTCTTGCCTTTACCGGTTCGGCCAAGAATGGGTACGTCGATCAGATTGATTGCAGCGGACGATTCAAAGTCGTACAGCTGCATCATGTTATAGCGGTTGCCGTCAATCGTTACATAGCACTCGGCCAGCGACCCGTAAACCGCATCATTTGCATTCATTGTGGGGTTCATTCGCTCTTGCGCCTCCTTACTGTACAGTTACGACCATATACAGTTGCTCCATGGCAGCGACCGGCTGTACATAATCCGTAACCGAAACCGCCTTGCGCAGATCACCCGCCTGCACAGTCACCTGCTCGCTGTCAAAATTCTGGATCGCGCGGATGGTCTGCATTTGGTTGTGGTGCTGCACAATATCGCTCCACAGACTGACGCGGCCAGCCGCATCGTTCTGCACCTTGCCCAGATACTTGGTATTGAACAGTATCGCGATGTCGTTTGCGATCTGGTCGAGCACGCGGATCACCTGATTGCTTGAGAAGTCCGCAGACTTTTCATCGGTAACAGATACAAACGTGTTGATGTCGGTCAGGACACGCACCTCACTGCCTACACGATGGAACACGAACTCACCGGCCGCGATCGCATTCTCAAGCTGGGTCTGGGTAAGATTCACGTCCGGTGTGTACTCGCCGGTATAGGTCGCGTTGGTCAGGCTCTTATTGACCGCGCAGGCCGCCTCTGCGCCCGTGGCCCAGTAGACCATAGACGGGTCGGCATCCGCGCCCGCGAGGCCGTTCTTGACACTAATCACGCCCTCATAGTCTGCCTTGGAATAGCGGAAAAGGACGAGCTGAAACTTGACGCCCTGCTCATCGCGCAGGCGCTTGACAAAATTCGCTAACAGCCCTTTCACGGTTTCGTTCGTGGAATCGCAGCCTATGACGTTGAAGCTATACGATTCGATCTTGTCCAGATAGGTCTGGTATGCCGTATCCTGCACCGTGCCGTCCGTGCCGCTGGTGAGCGTGATGCCTGCGGATACCGCCAGCGCCTCCGAGCCCTTCCACGTGACATAGTCGTTCGGCTGTAGGTCAGATACCGCCTTTACTGCCTTCTGAATGTCCACCTGCGTTGCACCGATATAGGTGGAAACATCGTATACCTCGTTGGAGGTCTCCTCAAAGGCCTCGTTTTGCGCAATGACGATCTTCAAACTGTTGCCGACCGTACCCGGATATTTTGCTTCCGCATACTTGCAGGATGCCTTCACGCCGCCCGTATTCAGCCGGAAAACATGCAGGGTCTGCGCGTTCGCGAAAATCTCACGCAGTGGGCGCAGCGCATCGTCCGTGTAGGCGTGGCCAAATAGCTTCAGGCTGTTGCGCTGGAAGTCTGCATTTTCGACCGTCAACACCTCGCCCTCCGGTCCCCAATTCAGACTGAGCGGGAAGGTCGCGACGCCGCGGTCAGACAACGTCGCTGACGCGCGCGCCGCCGAAACGAAGTTGATGTACGCGCCGGGCAGAATCTTGTTCTGTATGGTAAACGTACCACCGCCAAGTGCCATAGCTTATTTCACCTTTCCTTTCATAAAATTATCGACCAGCGCGTCCACCTCGGCATAGGTATAGCCCCGGCCGTCCTCAAGCAGCACGCCCAACAGGTCGCGCCGCCCACGGTATTTGTCAAATGTCAGAAGCTGATCCTTGGTAAAGGCAGGTGCTTCCGGCGTTTTTGCTTCGGTTTGCTTCTTTCTGACTGCCATATCAGTCCTCCGTTCTTGTGTTCTGCTGCAGGGTCTCCATCAGGATTTCCTCGGGAACCTCCCGTACAAACTGCCGATAGCTGACGAAGAAGTGCAGCACATCGTCTGTGATCTCCCAACTGAGCCCCGTACCGCGCAGTCCGGTGAGTTTCCGAAGCAGGAACGTAAGCGTTGCCGCCACCGCCCTGCACTGCCCGCGCGGCCGCGTTTCCGTGGGGAAGAAGCGTACGTCGAAGTACTGCACGATCTCGGTCCGGCGGCTCGGATATGGAGTGACATCTGCGCGCAGCTGATGAATCGCAAAGCAGGGTTCCGTAAAGCCCTGCTCGATGGATTCCGTGTACACGTCGTACTGGTCTTCCGGATACTGCGTACGCAGCGCCGTTTTGATCTCCATTATCACGTTGATCATTTGCTGCCCTCCATCAGCTGCTTCAGGAATTTGTCCGACCGCTTGCCGATCACCTCCGGCGCAAGCCGTTCGATCTCCAGTACAGAAAGCCGCAGCATGAAGATACCCTCGCGCCAACCAACGGTCTCACCGTTTCTTACAATACGGTGACCGTTCTCGACCCACGGAGCATACTCGGTGTTGTTGTAGATCTCGATCTCAAACATGTCGCCACGCTGCCGCACGCTGCTGATGAACCAGTTCCGCTGCAGGTGTCCAGTATCGACTGGGGTGCGCCGCTTAGTACTGCGCAGCAGCATATTGCCCAGCTCCTGCAGTACCTCGCGGGTAAACCGTTCGCTGGCGCGGGTGTCGGCGGCAGCGCGGAAGCGGTCTGCCATCGCCCTGAACTCTGAGAAATCGCAGTTTCCCCAACTCGCCATTACGCCCGCCCCTTCCGGATAACCGACAGCTGCTGGTGCGTCGGTAGGTGATCCCTTCCCCGCTGTATACCAGCGCATAGCTCTTACCGTACTGCATGACCATGATCCGGCAGCCTGCGGGGATGTCCAGCTCCGGCGCGCAGAAAATCGTGCCCCGGTAGCTGATCTCACCTGCGTCCTCGCCCTGGTTGCCATCCGGTGTGCCGGAGAAAGACAGTGCGCAGGGCTGATTCTCATACAGCACCACATTCGGTGCGGAGACCGTCTCTCCGTCTACATTTTGCTTTTTGCTGCCCGTGACGGTCATTACGCCGTCATAAGTCAGCTCAAGCCATTTGCGTTCCAGATCGGGATTACCCAGCATGCGCCATCACCTCCGCATCTTCCGGAAAGCGTTCAGCTGCACGCGGTAGTCCGTCAGGAAATCGCCCGACGAGGCAAGCTGGGCCATCTGCTCGGCAACCGATGCGAAAGAATAGGACGTATCGCCACGCGACACGCCCTTGACCACCGGTTGCATCTGCTCTGTGCCCAGCTGTGTACTGTTGTATAGCCCCCGCACCATCAGGGCCGCTGTGTTCAGCAGCTGGTCCGGCACTTCCAGGAGGTTGCAGTAGTTACAGATCTCCTCGATCACAAGATCGCAGGCAAAGTTAAGCGTCTGCTCCGGTGCCGTCGACAGCAGGCTTTTCACCCGCGTCATCAGCTTTTCCTTTGTCATCCTGCTTCCCTCGCTTTCCGGCCGGCTTCTTGGCCTGCGCGACAGGTTTTTCCTCCGTGCCTTCTGCCGGATCTTCTACTGGTACCAGTTCGACCGTAAAGCCCGGCCGTCCAGAGAACCAGGACGCAAGCCAGGCATCATCCGTCTCGGCAACGCCTTTTATAAAACGGATCCCGCCGATCTTGCGTTCATAGCTTTCGCTCGGCGCTTTGATTCTGTACATGTCAAAGTCCTCCTTACTTGACCTTGAAGTTGCGCAGCACACCGGCCGCGCGTGTCTTCTTCAGGACGGTCGCTGCGACCATTTCCACATCGCCTGCCTTGACCGCGCCTGCGGTGGAAAAGTCCGGCAGGGTCGTGTTGATGATCTTGCCGCCTGCGGGAGATACCGCATGGAAACCGTCCAGACCCAGACGCACCACGTACAGATCGGTCAGGCCGTCAACCGTGGTTTCGGACGAGCTCTCGCCATACTTGCGCGATACAATAGGCACGACTGGGACTTCCTTCGACTGGGTGGTGTCGTAGAAATACTGCATGTCCATGAACGGGATACCGTTGTATCCGGTGACCGGACGGCCGAACGCGTCCTCCGAGTGGGTCAGGTATCCGGCGCGGCGGGCGCAGGAACGGATCTTGGTCAGCAGCGCGCCGTTGCCGATAAACATAGTCGGCTGGCCGTCCAGCTCACTGAGCAGCGCGTCGATCATGTCCAGCACGGTCTTATAGTTGGTGTCGATCGCGGACGAGGTCGACAGGTCGATCGCGGTCTGCGCGCTGGTGTTCAGCTCGGTCGAGCTGCCGACCAGCATGGTATCCAGACCGTCAAAGCCGGTTGTATCCGCATCACCGTTGATCGCGGTGTAGTGGAACAGGTTGGTGGTTGCCTTGATATGCTCCTGCAGTTGGAACTGTACCTCGTTGATCTGGCCGTTGGTGGTGTTTGCAATCACGCGATCCACCTTGAACATGCCGCCGAAGATCTTCAGGTCGACGCTCTTGGTCTCGCGGTCGGCTACGGTCTCGGTGTACTCCGCATTGAGCTCACGGAATGCCGCGCCGGCGGGCGTCTTCAGACGGGTGTAGCCATAGGTCAGGGTTGAACCACCGGTACCGGGCGATACCGAGTTGTCGAAGGTCAGACGATCAAGCAGCAGCGAACCGCGGCGGAACTCGTCGATAACCGTCTGGTCAATGTGGTCGGCCATACCTACCTTTGCCTGTGCAAGTGTTACGGGCATTTGTCATCTTCCTTTCTTTTTACGCATTGTAGTGTTCCGCGATCGCACTGCCCAAGTCGGTCACGGTGTTGGGTTTTCCGCCTGCGGCGGGAGTGTATGCAGAGCCGCCCGCAGCAGGATTGCCGCCGCTGCGCCCTTACCATTGTTACCGGCATTGCCTGCTTCGTCATCGAACAGCCATGCCTTGTCCTTCTTCAGCCCCTCGACCTGCGCATCAAGGCCAGCGACCTTGCCATCCTTGTCCAGCTTGATCTCATCCATATTGAGCGCGGCTCTGGTCAGCTGCGGGTCACGGGCATGCGCCTTTACCAGCGCAAGTTCGATCGCGGCATCCCGCTTGATATTCGCAGTATCGGTGTCGTACTTGGTCTGAAGGGTCTTGAGGTCGTCCTCCAGCTTCTTGGGGTCCTTACCGTCCCACGCCTTCGCGGTCTCGCGCAGATCCCTGATCGTGGTGTTTGCCGTGTCCAGCTCGCGCTGCTTGGTGTCCAGGTCAGCCTTGGGGACATACGCGCCCCCCGCTGCGTTGACTACCTCGAAGCCCGCCTTCTTCGCCGCCTCGGAAAACTGCTCCCATGTCAGCGCGCCGGCTTCAAACAGTGTTTTCAAAAAGTCCATATCGTCACGTCCTTTCTTAATTTTGCGCATGAAAAAACCACCTTGACTTTCGTCTTGGTGGTTTAATCGTTATTTTATTTACTCCGAAAGCAAATCCAGCCGAACCAAATCTGCCTTCCAGAACCACAGATTACCTTCGAGCGACATCATTTTTATGCCATTGAATGTGTCGGTCTGGTCTTTGTCCATGAAGTCTTTGGGGAAATCGGGAACATCGTACAAATGCGCCCCCGCAGTTCCGGTCAGCGATCCTCCATTTGTGAAGAATCCGCCGTCTCTTATATGCGCCATATATGAAAACCGCAGGTTATACGGCAATCCGTAGACCTCAGACACCCATTCGGATACATTTACAGGGGTGGTGCATCCGGTCGGCGTAATGTAGACGTCAAACGAATCGAGCGGTTCGTCCGTTACCTCGCCGATCGCGTCCTGTTCAGCCTTGTCGGCCTCCCAATCCTCGTATTCCGTCTGTGTGGCCAAATTCATACCCCGAGATGTAACAATGGCCGTATTGGTCGCGCCATCCCATTCAACTGTGGATGCCAGATATTCGCATGCGGCACGCAGCGGGATCATGGTTTTGTCATTGATCAGTTGTGCCGGCACATCGATCTGACCGGTCGCATCGTTCACGTCCGGATTCGTATAAGTGATCGAGTTGCTACCGATCTGAAACATGATCTCATAGTGGTCCATACCGATGATCGGGTAATGGCCGCCGCCGGCATCATAGCAGCGCGGGATCTCGCGCCAGATGATCACCTGCTGCGTTTCATTTACCCACGTGACCTCCGCTCCCATTGCCTCAGTCACATCACGCACTGGAACAAGTGTACGCCAGTTCTGGATCATGCCCTTCACCGGCAGTTCCGTACCGTCCACAATAATGGTAACCGGCTGATCAGCCGCAAACGAAAACGTCAGGCAAGCAGCGAGGATCATAACGACCTGAACCGCCGCCAGCAATCGCTTTTTCATTGGAATCCCCTCTTTCTTTTATGATGCCGGCCGCATAGACAGCGGCAGAGCCTTCTGATAGATCTCCATCACGCGGCTGCGGAGCTGCTCCTCATCCAGCGTATCAGGATCGTTCGTGCCATGCGGGTCAAAATAGCCGCACACTTCGGTCATTTCCTCTTCGAGATAGTCGCACAGGTCCGCGTTCTCCTCGTGGAACGCATCGTAAGCGTCGGACAGCGTTGCCGGGAAATCAAAAGAAAACTGCTCTGCATCATATTCGCCGTACAGGAACTTCGCGATCATCAGCATCAATGCGTTTGTGTGTTTCATATTGTATCCCAGTCCTTTCTTAGGGCCCGCTTAACTACTACACTGACGATCTCACTCCTTCCTATCCATGATAAACCGTGTTTTTCTCTGGTGGTTAGTTCTTGAATTGTCAGTAAATAACTTTGCTCGGTGCTTTCCCGATTTTCGCTTTTTCCGGTACCTTCACCCGAGAAACATGAAAACCATGCTTACAGGAATTGCACCACAAATCACAGAATCCCATTCGGGTATCCGAATCAACTACGGTGTAGCAATAATCGGTATCGCTGCTTCCGCAATGTGGGCATGCGCCTACATTACCATTGTCGGAAAGACTTTCGAGATTTTTCAACCATTTCATCGCTGCACCTTCTTTCGCAATTTTTGATACCAGAAACTTTCAAAGCGATATGCCTGCCGTTCCATCTGATCGAGATTCTTTTGCGCGTACGCCGCGCCATGCTTTTGCAGCTGCTTAACGTGACATTTCTCGTGAATCAGTGTCCGCATGAGCTGTTCCTCGTTCTCAAATGCTCGCGGGAACAGGTCGATTCGTCCGATGCTCTTATAATCGGTACTGCCGGTCAACGGCAGCGCAAGCAACTTTTCGCTTCGCTGAATCTTGACTGTAATGCCACGCATATCAACGCCGTACTGCTTGGCAATCCGAAGCACTTCACGCTTTTGCAGCGGGATTTGGAGTTTATCAAAGGAACCGGTGTTGGTCGTTTTGCGCTCGGCTTTTCTCTGTAACTCCATTGTACCATTTTCTTCCGCATTTTCAACATATTTCTTATGCCATTCGGAATACGTCATATCCTGGTCGACATACTCGGTCTTGCCAGTCTGGGGATTGCGGGCAGCCCGCTCGCCTGAGATCTTAAACTCTGTTTCAGGTACCGTCGTACAGCGGCACCGCGGATGTACCGGCGGGTAGTTGACGCCGGTCTCGCGTTCCGAGACTTTGAATGTCATACCGTCCATCGCGCCGCAAATCGGGCAAGTTTTCAGGTCGAGCGACGCATCGAACGTGTATGCGCTGACACCGGTTTCCTGATACCCCCGTGCAGTCGCTTCTGCCGCTGCATGGGCACTCTCTGTGTGGATCAGCGTTGCCGCGCGGCTCTGAGATACGCCCATCCGCTCGGCAAAATGTTTGGAAACCCGCTGCAGTGGTTCTCCCCGCACGAACGAGCGGGACAGTGCGGTTTCCAGCTCGCGCAGCAGCTTGTCCCGATCCGCCCAGATGCGGCTGGAAAAGTCGCTGTCCAACCAAGGCTTGGAAAGCAGCTTTTCGACCGTCTCCGTATCGATCCGCGCGAACGACGCGAGTACTGGTGTCTGCTGGCTGACGGCGTACACTGTCTGATAGTAAGTATCCGTATAGATACCTGCCAGATGATCGTGCAGCTGCTCCTGCTGCTCCTGGAACAGTTCTTGGATACGCAGCCTGATCTGCGTTTGCAGCACCTGCAGGCGGGAGACGCGCGTGCGCAGGTATATCTCGTTCAGTTCCTTGTCATAGCCGCCTGCGACCGCTTTGGCGCGGAACTCATCAAGCGACATGCGGAAGTCCTCGAGCTCAGCATCTTTCAGCAGCCTGCGGGCTTCGGCCATGCTGATACTCTCGTTCTGTGCGTACCGGGCGTAGAAGGAGCTCAGCTCCTGATCCAGTTCATGCAGAATCCGCTCGTACTCACGCGCAATATCCTGATTCAGCTTCTCATCCGCCTGCATCTGCTGCTCCGCCTGCCGGACTGTCCGCTTGCGCCAGTAGGCGCTGTTCATTTTACTCGTTACCGTCGCCATTTGCTGGGTCACCGTCCTGCTGGCCGTTTATGGCCTGCGTGGGGAACTGGAATTGAGGCTGTTCCTTCGCCGCCTCTTCCTTTTCCTTCTTCATCTGCTTCAGCTCTGCCTCGGCATCATCGACCCATGGGTGATTCTTGACAATCGTCTGATCCGAAATCACACCGACCGACTGTGCCGCGATCTGTGCCATCTCCAGATCATTCTGCACCATATTGCGTGTCCAGGTCTGGATAATCTTTGCCGGCTCGGCCATACCCTCTACACGGCAGATCGCGCGCACCAGCTCAGCAAAGCCGGTGCGGAACCGCGTTTCCATCATACCCGCCTTGAGCTCCAGCAGGCTGTACAGGTATTTAAGCGCCACACCCGAACTGTCCCCGAACCGCTCCGGATCAGGGTCAACACCCATGCCGGACACGAAAATCTGCCGGCGTACACGGTCCAGAAACTCACCGCGCGCTTCATGGGGGATCTCTGCGCGGATCGTGTCCACGCCGCCGTCAGCCTCCACCTTGATCACCTTGGACTGCCGAAGATCCTGCACAAACTCGGTTTTGTCCTCGCCGCCGTAGTTCTTCAGCACGAAGATGATCTCCTGCACATCCTCCATATCGTTTGCGAAGCCCGATACTACCTTGTCATACGCGTCAATCAGGTCTTTGTACAGCGGCAGGTCGCCCATGTGCTGTGCGTTGTTGTAAAACGGGATAAACGGCACGGCGCCCAGGCCATGTACCATCTCCCTGCCGAGCTCAGGATAGTCGAAGTACGCATACTTGCCATAGGTATTCTGGCGGTAAAAGCGTACCCGCGTATCATCCCAGAACTCACACACCTGCATGTACTGCGCTTTCTCCGGATCCAGCAGGGTGTAGCACCGGAGAACGGCAACCAGGTCGCTGTCCAGCGTACCCGAGAACACCGGAATGATCTGTACCGGATCGACTGTGTGATACCGAAAACCGCCGTCCTCTCCCCGCCAGTAGTGCAGCCATCCCACCGAAGTATTGCTTGCGTCCAGCCCCAACTGAACTGCAGTACCGGTGTACTGATCCCCCAGCACCTCAGCAATACGAGAATTGGACGTTTTATCGCCCAGGTCAAACGTCGGCGGGAAGGACAGCGCATAGCTTACCTTCTGCGTAACCAGCAGGTTATGCCAGTTGTGTGAGATGCGGTTATCGGCCATCCGCAGCGGATTACCGACTTCCTGCTCGGCCTCAGCCTGCCGCTGCAGCACCCCGGTGTCGTCCTTGATCTTGTTGTGGTTGGCAAAATACTGGCGTGCGCATTCGGCCTGCGTGATAAACTTCCCATGTCCCTCCAACAGGAACTGGATCGTTCTGCTGTTCACTTCCAAACGCTGACGCCTCCCTTCTTGTTCATGCGCTCCGCGATGCCGGTCGTTGCGTCCGGCGCATCATCATGCGCGTTCTTGCCCTCTTTTTGATAGGACTGCATTGCTTTTGCGTACTCCGGCCATCGGTCGCGCCAGTTCGCCGGAAAATAAATATGATCCTGCACCCACGTTGCGTTGGTGAGGATCCGTGCGATCTTGTTTTCACTTTGATGGAACCACTCGATGCGGCAGCGGTTGGTTCCCAGCGCGCGCAGCTCCCGCTCCACGTTGCGGGCAAAGCCGCGGCCACCGTTGTTGCTCTCGATGCGGGCCACATTGCAGCCATGTGCCGCAAGCCGCCGCGCCGTTTCCGGCTCGGTGACCTCCATCGGCGCCTTGGTATAGTACACGTCCAGCACATAGGCCTCGTGATCGTACTCGCCGTAGACGATTGAGCACAGAAAGTCGCTGCCCTGGTCGGCGGTGTCCGTGTAGCTGCTGATGCGGGTGAAGAGCGGCTTGCCGCTTTCGTCCCGCGGGATAACGGTGTAGGTTTTGAAGCTGCTGTACAGCCGGCCCTTGAGGTCGATCGGCTCCTGCTGGTAGTTGGCGGACGCGATCTCCTCGGACATGGTGCGCACCTTGTCATCGTAGTCCGCCCGGGTCAGCACCGCATCGCACAGCATCGTGCCGTCGTCCTGCAGTGCCTTCATCGTGATGTGCTCCGCGTCGGGCCAATGCGCCAGCGCGCGGCCTGCCAGGTCGTTGGTCGCCCAACGTGTCATAATGATGATGATCTTATAGCCGGTCTCGGTTCGGGACAGCATGGTGTCGGTGAACCACTGCCACTGCTTTTCGAGCGTGTTCTCGTTGAAGGCTTCCTCGGCCTTCTTGATCAGGTCGTCGATGATCAGCTTGCGTGCGCCGAAACCGGTCGCCGTGCCGCCGGGCGAGGTCGCCAGATAACTCGCATACTGACCCTCGAGCGCCCACTTGCCTGCGGCCGCCTCGCCGTACTTGATGCGGGTGTGCGGGAAAATATCCGAGAACACCGTGCGGTTCGGGTCGAACGCCTCCTCAGCTATGCCGTCGCGCACCGAGCGGGCGAAGGTCGTGGACAACGTCTCGTTGTAGCTGCCGGTCATGATCTGCTCGCTGGGGTCGCGGCCGAACAGCCACTGAGACAGCAAGACCGCCGTGCGGCTCTTGCCATGGCGCGGCGGCATATTGACGACCAGCACCTTGCGGCCGCTCTCGCAGAACGCCTGCAAGCGGGTGCAAAGCTGCTTCAGATACGGCCGGTCCTCCCGGTAGAAGTCCGGCGCCATCAGCTTGCAATACGACCAGAACTCTCGCCTAGCCAGCTCCAGCCGGGCTGCGCGCCGGATCGCCGGATCAACCATCCGATCCCGCCAGCTTCCGCAGCTCCTCGGTCGTCAGGCCGGCAAGCGGATTTTCAATTCCAATCGTTCCTGAGTGCTTTACATTCTCAGAAAACAGTCCATACTTCTTACCAAGCAGCTCAAGCGCCTTTGTCCGCTGCGTCACGCTCGGATACCGGTCGAATTTATTGCCGAACATGTCATAGGCCGGATACTCCTTGCGCCCCATGCCGATGTTGGACAGCTCCTCCAGCACATCTGCTGCCGAAGCGACGCTGCGCTGCTCGGCTTCACTGCGGACTTTTGCCTGTAATTCCTCGAACCTTGCCCTTACCTTGCCCTCCGCAAACAGACGGCTCGCTTTCTCATCAACCGTTTTGTCCTTCATTCGATCCGCTTTGTAGGTCGAACGGTATGCATCACGCTGGCTCTTGCCCTCGATGAGCGCCAGCACAAAGGCTTCCTGTTTATTTGTCAGCTTTTCTGTCAAACGCCCACCTCCTTTCGGGGCAATAGAAAAGCACCCCCAAGCGAGAGTGCCTTTCCGGATTTGGAGATAAAAACATGGATGGATGCTGGTTGCAGAGGCCGGATTCGAACCGGCGGCCTCAAGGTTATGGGCCTCGCGAGCTGCCGCTGCTCCACTCTGCCGTATGCCCCTTACGGGGCATCCCTTCTATGCAATATGCACGACCGAAGGCTTACCCGTCCTCTCGGACGGTGGTGGAAGAAGCAGGATTCGCACCTGCACGCCGCCCCCGTTTCCGCGCTGGGGACGGCAGACTGCACTATGCAGCCCGCGTCTGCTTTCGCCATTCTTCCATATTTCCCGCCCTGCACTTGCAGGACGGGGTAAAAAGAGGGGATGTGAAGAAGAGGAATGCGGGTCTCGGTTTCATCCCGCATCTTCACAATGCCATAATAGCACGGAACCTATATGACATTCTATGACATCTTTACTCCATCCCCGTCAACCCACGGATGATTTGCAATGCATGCCCGTGCAGCCGCATGATCTGGCGCCATGAGTAATGCTGATCGGCTGCGATCTCCTCCCACATCTTGTCATTGACGTAATACTCGGTCAGCAGAGTCGAAAGCGTATTGTCCTCGACCTGCCCGATCACCTGCAGGATCTCCGCGCGGGTACGTTCCAGCTTCTCGATCTGCCGGTCGACTGCCAGGCTGAGCTCAGCGTAGGCCGCATGCTTGTCCACCGGCTCTCCCCCGGAAACATGCTCGCTGCCGCCTACCGTGCTCGAGGTCGCCCGGGCAAATGCCTGTTTCTTGCTGGTTTGCAAGGCGCGCAGCCGTCCGCTCATGTTCCGCGCGCGGCTTAGCCACTCCTTTGCTGTCATATGTCCCCCCCCTATGCTGCCGACCTGATCTGTTCAATGCGCGCCTTGATGCTGTCAAGCAGCGCGTCCTGCGTATCTGCTTTGTTCCCTAAGGCTGAGATCACATCGTAGTCGATACTGCCATCCACCAACAGATGGTGTATAATAACCCGTTCAGTCTGGCCCTGCCGGTGCAGACGCTTATTGGCCTGCTGGTACAGCTCCAGAGACCAGGTGGGGGTAAACCAGATCACATGGTTGCCGCCCTGCTGCAGGTTCAGGCCGTATGCTGTACTTGCCGGATGAGCCAAAAGGATGTCGATCTTGCCAGCGTTCCAATCCTCCTCATCCTGCGCCCCGCTAAATACCCGAACCCGCAGATGTTTATGCTTTTTACGCAAAGCTTCTATGATACGGTCCTTCTCGTGCTGGAAAGCGTAAAAACCAAGGCGCTTTTCCCTGCCAGGCTCTCAACGAGTTCCAAAAAGGCTTCTATCTTGCAACTGTGAATAACCTGCGCCTGGTGTTCGGCATTGTAAACCGCCCCGCCTGCAAGCTGTAGCAGCTTGTTGGTCAGCACCGCAGCGGTATCCGCGGTGATCGTGTCTTCATCCACTTCCAGCAGCATTTCGCGTTCCATCGTGTCATACGCTTTTCGCGCCTTATCGTCCAGCATGACAGGCACATTCACGCTGACGCACTCCGGCAAGGTCAGATAATCCTCCGCACTCATGCTGATGCAAATGTCACCGATCAGATCCTGGACCACCTGCTCCGTTCCCATTTTGGGCTTGTAGGTAAAAACCCGGTCGGCGCTACGCTTGTCCGGAAGGAAGTACCGTTCCCTGAAACCACCTATCGTCCGTCCAAGCCGCGCTCCCTCATCCAGCAAATAGATCTGTGCCCAAAGGTCGATCAGGTTATTCGGCGCTGGCGTACCAGTCAGCAGCACGATCCGCTTGATCTTCGGCCGTACCCGCTTCAATGCCTTCCAGCGTTTCGTACTCTGATCCTTGAAGCTGCTGCTCTCATCCACGACCACCATGTCGAACGGCCAGGCATTCCGGTAATAGTCCACAAGCCACTCCACGTTCTCCCGGTTGATCACATACACATCCGCTGGGCAGGCCAGTGCCCTTTCCCTCTTGGTACGGCTTCCCAGTACGGTGGATACCCGCAGGCATTGCAGATGATCCCACTTCGCGGCCTCTTTGCTCCAGGTGGCCTCCGCAACCTTCTTAGGCGCAATAACCAGGACTTTGTACACCTGAAAGCGGTAATATTTCAGCTCCTTTATCGCGGTCAGCGTGGTTACTGTCTTGCCCAGACCCATGTCGAGAAAAAGGCCAACCGCGGGCAGCTCACGCAATTTCTCGATACAAAATGTTTGGTAATTATGCGGTGTGAATTGCATCCCGCGCCACCTCCTCAACAAACTTATCCACCTGCTCCTTGCTGTCAAAAACCTCAACCCGGAAGCCCAGTTTTCTCAACGTCCCGATCTGATGGATCTGCAACGGCCGCGGCCCTTGTCCCGGCGCCTTCAGTTCCACAAAAACAACTCTGCCGCCCGGCAGACAAACCAAGCGATCTGGGACACCGTCATTACCAGGGCTTACAAACTTGTACGCTTTCCCGCCCACCGTTCTGATTTGGTCGCGCAGGTACTTCTCAATGTCTTTCTCTCTCATGGCCTCCTCCTGACGGCAAGGTAACAAAGTAACGCGATTTCTATATAATATATATTTTGCGGGCACAGAGGGTACACGTATTTTTAATACCCTCTATTCCCTCTATTTTTTAAGTCTATAGGAAAGATTGTTACTTTGTTACCTTTATGGTTTATAGGTTATTTTAGTTTTAAAATTTTCATTATTTTTCAGAATTTCACACTTTACATAGGGTAACAAATTAGGGTAACAATCTAAAATGAGATTGTTACTTTGTCACCCCGCTCCCGAGATTGTTACCCCTCCGAAAAAAGATTGTTACCCCTCTTTTTCGAATCCACGCTGCGTTTTGCAGTACCCGAATTTGGCTGTTTTTTTCATCCGCCTCCACTCCGGCAATGACGCCACTATACTGTTGATCTCAGCGGCGTCGCTGTTCCTGATAAACCGCGGATCCCCGTTCATAGCCTCGCACCAGATCTCTAATGCGCATACCCGTGCCCTGGGTACCAGCGTCCCGGTGTATTGCGCTGTGCCCTGCCAGTACATGCACCGCTGGTCCAGTTTCCAGGTAGACCAGTTCTCTGGGACCGGCTGTTCGAGGAAGTCCTTGATGATTCCTTCTCTGACAGAAGCCTTTCGGTGATCCTCCTGCTGATCCTTCGCCTCCGTCTCCGCTGCACCCGTCAAATACAGTGGTTCTCCCAGACGGTACCTCACGACCGCCTCCGCCCACACCTGCGGTATCTCCTGATCCGTTAGGTCATCCCACACGCTTTTTGTCTGAGGCTTTATTCCTACGGGAACCGGCCAAAAGCGGCGGTTACCTGTCCGGTCTGTAAGGAACTCTGCCTCATTGGTCGTGCCGAAGAACACGCAGCGCCGCGGGATCTCTTTCACGTGCCTGCCGTATGCTGCACGGAACCGGTCGTGCTGCTGGCTGAGGAACTGTTTGATACGTCCGGTCTCGGACCGGTTGAACGCCTCCAGCTCGGACACCTCAACGAGCCATACGTTCTGCAGCAGCTCGGACGCTTCCTTACCCTCAAATGTCCGGATGCTGTCATTGAAGTAGCCCCGGGACATCTTATACAGCAAGGTAGATTTGCCGATACCCTGCGCGCCGGTCAGGATGGTCATGTTGTCGAATTTCGTCCCCGGCTGCAGCGCGCGTGCGACTGCTGCGGTAAATGCTTTCCGTGTCACCATGCGGGTGTACTCGGTATCGTCGGCGCCGAGGTAGTCGATCAACAAGGTATCCAGCCTCGCCTGCCCGTCCCATGCCAGCCTGTTCAGGTAGTCCACCACATCGTTGAATGCGTGGCGTTTACTGTGCAGGCTGAGCGCACCATCGATGCGCTGCGTACCTGTCACCCCATAGACCTTCTCGAGATACCAGTAAAGCCCTTGGTTGTCGTTGTCCTCCCACGGCCGGCGTTTTCCCGTGCCGTCCCACGGCACGGCGCCGAGGATCTCGCCACGGCCGGCAAACTCGTTCAGCGCGAACTTCCCCTTCAGCAGCGGATCGTTCTCAAGGATCATCCAGATGTTGTCCATCGTGTTGTCGATTTTTCCGGTCTTTGGGTGTACTGATAGCCGGTTCATCCATGCGGTATCAGCGGGGGTATCTGTCCCCGCGGGATGCTGCGCCTGCTGGGAGATCTCTGTAAACTCAGCTGTCGCCTGTGTAAAGCGTTCTTCCTGTAGCTTACCGGATACTTCGGGATCGGACAGCGCCAAACGGCACATGAGGTCGTAACTCGGCAGGCGGTTGGTCGGCGTATCCTCTTTTGCATCGTCATCCTGAGCGCTGAACTTATGTAGCCGCACAAGGTCGAATGCATTGACGAGAGCGCCGCTGCATGGATCTGTCGAGTGGTGGGAATATAAGAACTTGCCGTCGTCATAAAGCACTGCACCGCCCGCTGTACTGCCCTCTGCGTAGGTGTACCGCCCGGGGATATTGGTTTCGAGGTAAACGCCATGCAGGAACTTATCCATCGCTGCCGGCACATCATAGACGCGGCAGAATGCACCGACAACGCCTGTTTTCTCGATCGGGTCACCCTGCTTCTTTGCGCTGCGGTCGCGGATCTTCGCCTCGCCGGGGACTACTGGCCAGCTGCTTACATCACACCAGTCAGCGTATATCTCCAGCATCCCATCAACATACAAAAAGGGCTTGTCCTCTGCCCAGAATATGTACTCTCCATCCGCACAGCAGTTTGGCCAGTACATCAGCCGTTCCAGTTGGAAAGTCGTCGGGTCAAACCATGTCATTTCCGTCTGGAGCAGCCGGGCCAGCATGCGGCAGACCGGTTCATATTCCTCCGGCCGCAGGGTGCGGTCTGTGGGTACCACAACACGTAAGCGTGGTGCGTCCGGGCTGTGCTTACGCGTTGAATAGATACAATACCCCACGCCGAGTGCGGAACAGCGGCGGTGTACTTCCTCCGCTGCGCCCGGCGGCAGATTGTCCAGATCGAGAGTGAGCAGGTCCCTGCCTTTTACATTCAGCTTCTTGCGGCGTCCGGTCAGGTTGCCCCCAACAAAGCCGCCGATGTCCTTGCGGGCATCCTGATCGGATTTGCGCATGGCCAGATACTCGGCCATACTTTCCGTCCCCCTGAGTGGCGTTTGCAGTCGTTGATATAACTCAGATAACAGCATCTTTGCCGGCTGCCAGTTCAGGGACTTCCGGCTGGGTGCTGTTGATATTACAATTGGGCGGTCATATGTCATGTGGCTATCCTCCTATCGTGGATTTCTTTGCCCCACGCACGGCCCGCCGATCGCTTGGATCAGCGGGTCCTGCCTGATGCAAAAAGGCTGAAAGGTCTGTAATCCCCCTATTAGTTTTGCTTCTGCACGAGCTGCTTGAGCCATTCCAGATACCCATCGTCATGGGTACATGCGTTTTTATACCGGCACTCGTAGCAATACGTCATGCTGCATAAAAGTTCCGCCAGCTCCTCATCACTCATGGCCCGTATACGGTCGGCGTTGGTAAATATCCTCTTAGGCGCGCTATACAGTCGAATCTCATCTTTTGTCGCAAACTTCTGCCATGCACCACAATCGCAACAATAGAGGTCGGTAGCAGACGGATTCTTTTTATTGGGCATTACGTCCATATTTTTAGACCCACATTTTCTACATTTCATTAGAATTTCTCCTTTCCCTCCGGCGGGTGCTTCCCGTCGCCGATCTCAAATTTAATTTTCATCTGTGCGGGGTATAGATCCACCTCCGGGCGGCGGCGCCCTGTCCAGCGCAGGCCGCCAGCTTGCCCCACGCATTTCCAGCCGGCAGCCTTAAGGCTGGCTCCATTCTCGCTGTCTAGGATGTAGGTAATCAGTTTGTGGTAGCCCATCGCCCGTGCTGCCCGCCAAGCTGCGGCATAGAGCATACTGCAAGCATTCCGCGTGCCATCGGTGCAGAGCCGATTTACTTCTAATGTCCAGCCGTCATCCAGATAGCGGCTTACTGGACGGCCCACAATGGCGACACCCACAATACTCTCACCATCGGTGCAGCCAATGGAAAATTTGTGGCCCGTTACTGGCTTGTGGTGGCGGTGGTACTGCTCGACAAATGCGTTGGCCTCCTTTAGTGTGATAGGGCAAACCTCAAGCATTGGCTTCTCCCTCCGGCTCCTCCAGCGGCTCATAAAACGCGCAATGAGCCATGTTCCCCTCCCCGGCAACGGCACAAATATCTCCATCCAGGTCAAACACCCGGGAGATATTCACATATTTCAGACTGCACCCAAAGCACGGGCTTCCATCCTTTTTCCGCCACTTCCGCAGAGGGCGCTTAGAGCGGTGTTTGCAGATCATAGAGCATATCAGGTCAGCCATAGCAATGCTCCTCTCCCTCCGGCGGGCGGCGGTAACAATGTAGATTTCGATCCTTGATGATGTAGGAGAACTTCGCACCGTTTTCTGCCCAAAAAGCAAACGGAATCCCATCCCATTGCCCGCCTTTTTTAATATCGATCAATGCCCAGTGTTTAATCTCTGCAATCCACACCGGCTCCCCGTCCATCTGCCGCAGCTGCTCCAGCGTCAACAGCTCGTTCGGCGGGGTGATTGTGGGCGCTTGAACCACTCTCTGCATCACCCGCCGCAGGATAGATTTTTCCTTTTCATCTTCGGTGTCATTGTACCAGGATACGAGATCATTGTTTAGTGTATATGCATCAATCGGTCTTGCCATCTTTCAGCGCCTCCCGTTCTGCCGTTTTCCAAACGCTATTATGGAATTTGGCTATGTCTTGCGTTCCCTTTTTGTACCCCGCCAAATAACAACAGCAACATAGCATCAGTAGCAGTATTGCACCAAGCAGAGCAAGAATCACAATTTTATCCATCTTTCAGCGCCTCCCATCTCTCCATCACCATCTCCACAGCCTCGTCCGTCATGGGTGCGCCGCAGTTTTCACAGAATTTTGTGTCAAACCCTATAAATCCACTTCCGCAACGTGAACACAGACGCTTCGGCACGCCGAAGGAGGTTTCTCTATAATCAAGCCACTCGCCCCTCCACATCTTCTCCACCTGCTCCTGCGTGGGCGGGGTAAGGGCATCAATCGCTATCTCATATGCCCGCTTAGCTACCGGCATTATTTTTGTAGGTATATGTTCTTCAAACCATTCCCTCGCTTCTTCCCGCGTCATGCCCATGGTGTTTCCCCTCTCACATTTACGATAAATTCATCTACCGGCTCTACAGTGTCTGCCCATATTTCTTCGTATACCGACTCCCCGTTAGGAGCCTTTTCTTTTGCTTCTTCTTCAGAACTTGCCATAGGTGTCCTCTCCTTCTCCATATTTTCGGTCATATTCATCCGGTGAGATTAATCGGCAGTCGGTAGCAGTGTACAATCCGTCAAGCATTGCAGTTTTCAATACACCTTCGATGCTGACCTGTTCCATCAACTCCGCATATTCTATCGCTGTCGGCTCTGGGTCGATATCCTCGCCCAGTGTCAGGCACAGGCCGCCAGGACACGGATTTCCGTTTTCGTCCTCGGCAAGGCCTTGGATTTCAAGGCATATTCTGATTTTCTTCATGTGCTTCCTCTCCTTCACGTTTGGCGATATGGGTTAACGATTTATTTTTCTTCATTGCCTGCCAACGACGGATCTTCCGGCAGCGGGCGCATACCTTGTGAGATTCTCTCTCAAAGAATGTCGCGCCACATCGCACGCAGAACTGTGGTGGGATACGCTTAAACGAAACACAGCTGTCACAGTCGGTCTCGCCAGCCGTGCAGCCCTTGACATCATCCCAGTGCAGGCACATTTCCTTTTGCCAATACGGTTCATACCTCAGCAGGTTTAGACGGATCCGAAGCAGCGTATTGAACCGGCCGAGAAGTTCTTTCACGGCGTATTTGTTTTTGGCTTGCCGGACAGTCGGCTCGGGCCTTCCATATCCCCACGGCCCATCCTGCAGCATTTCCCTGACCTTATCGGCGTTCTCCGTCCAGTAGGTGTCATAAACCCGTCCGCGCACTGCTTTCTCCGATCGTCCGACGGCATCCGCTATCTGCCCGTAGCTGTACCCTTCGCGGATCATGTCGGCCATCAACTGGAAATCCTGCTCCGACCACGGATTGTGGCTGCTCGCCCGGACTGGCCGATCCTTCAGGCCAAGATCGTTGATTCTGCGCTGGATCGCACCGGCAGACCGGTTCAGTTCATGTGCGATCTCATTCCAGGAATAGCGTTGCTGCCGCAGGAGCAGCTTTAGCCGATCATCTTCGGCGGGCGTCCACGCATCCTTGCGCTGGAGCGCGTTTGACCGCGTATCCCGCCGACGCTGTTCAGCTACCCAGTCCGGCTCTGCTCCCAGCGCCAGCGGTTCCATCTTTGAGAAATCCAGAAACGCCTTGTTCTTCTCCGCCCATTTCCAGAACTCATCGAGATAGACAATCCGCCAGCTGTTTTTCCGGTAGCGTTTGGTATGTACAGGCAGTCCGCGGTTTTCGACCCAGCTTTTCATCTTGTAGCTGTATGCGGCATTCGTCCCCGTGACAGCGATCAGCAGCTGATTGAGGGACACATAGCCCCCGGCTTCAAGAAATGGCCCGATCCCCAGTTTGGACGCTTTCTGTACCACAGCACCTTCACTGCGCCCAAGCTTTTCCCCGATTTTGGCCGGCCGGATCACGCCCCACTTTTCAGCGAGGTAATCCAGCTCGTCAGCTGTCCAGGTCCGATTTTTGCCCATCGATTTCTTTTTTCAGTATTTTGCGAATTACGTTCATTCCGCGAAGGGAATGGCGCAACACTGCTGACTGGCTGATCCCCAGCTTTGCAGCGACCTCCTTGCCGGACAGCCCTTCGACTTCTTTCAGCCGCATCACCTCGAATTGCCTCTCGGTCAAAATGCGCTTGTATTCTTCATACAGGGCAATATAGCGCTCATTTAACATATTCGTCAGTCCTTTGTAAAGTAATCCCCTACCCAGCCATCTGCGTTCAGCGGAAGGCCCGGCGCCCAGGATATTGGTTCGCTCATAATTCCAATGACTTTTTTCAGGTCAGCTCGCCCCGCATCGACTTCGATCACCACTTCATCGTGAATGTGGAACACGATCGGGAAACCCGCTTGTTCAAGGCGTTCGATATTCGCCGCCAGGCAGTCGCGGGCAATTGCCTGCACACAGTTCTCCGTCAGCTTTCCGCCATAGGTGTCCTGCGTACCCCATTTCCTAGTCGTCTGGTTCATGCCGTAGTAGTGGATCGATTTGCCGCCCCATTGGTTGACGCCCAGATAGGGCTTCGCATAGTACAGCTTACGGCCGGAAGGCATCTGGATCGTGAGGAAATCCTGATCATTGTTGATGTCTGATTCCCGCGCAAATACCAGCCCCCGGGTCGTACAGGCACGGCCCGTTTCAATCGCTTGTATGGCGGCCTGCTCGATCGCTTTCCAGCAGCGGACGATCGCAGGGTTTGCGCTGCGCCAGCGGGTAACAATATCCGGCAGCTCATCTTCCGCAAGCCCCATGCGCAGCGCCCCCATGTTGATCAGCGCGCCGGTACCACCCTGGTACCCCAGTGCGAGGGTAGCTACTTTCCCTTTTTGTCGCAATGCGTATTCCGGATTGCCTTTGACGATCCGGTCGATCGGTACGCCGAACATCTGGGAGGCGGTTGCTTCGTAGATTTTTCCATGAGTGCGAAATACTTGCAGCACCCATTCTTCACCCGCAATCCAAGCGATGACACGTGCTTCGATCGCGCTGAAGTCAGCGTCTACAAATACCTTGCCAGCCTCCGGCACAAACGCCGTGCGCACAAGCTGGGAAAGCGTATCCGGCACGCTGCCGTAGATCAGCTTCAGCCCCTCGGGATACCGTGCCTTGGTAATGTCGCGGGCAAGGTCAAGCATCCCGCCGTGCAGATAGGTGCGTGGAAGGTTCTGTACCTGTACCAGGCGCCCCGCCCAGCGTCCCGTCCGGTTCGCGCCATAGAACTGCAGCACCCCCCGCACACGGCCGTCTGCGCACCGGGCGGAAACCATAGTCTCATACTTCTTGGTGCTGGTCTTGGAGAGCTCCTGCCGCAGCTGCAGCACGCGGTACGCCTCTGGGGCGATCTCATCCTCGTGCGCAAGTGCGTCTGCTACTGTTTCCCCACGCAGATCAGCGATAGCAACGCCCTCACCCTGAAGCCAGGTCAACATCTGTTCGCGGCTGTTTGGGTTACTGAGGCCGGTCAGCTCCCGTGCTTCCGCCCGCGCACTGTCTGCGTTCATCCGGTCGCAGTAAAGCGCGCCCTCGATCAGATCGGTGTCCAGTGCCACGCCACGGGCATTGATAATTTGGTCACGTACCCACTCAGCCTGCACACTGTCCGTCACTGGGAACCCTGATAGCCGCCGCTCGATCTCCATCTCAGTCACAACGTCCTGCCGGTTGTATTCCTTGAACAGCTCCCACTTATCGGGGTCATGGTGCGGGAGATTGCGGGTGCGCCCACCGTTTGACTTGGTCGGCGTACAGGGTACACAGAAATACCTGATAAGGGCCTTGCCGGCAGCCATCTTCTGCTTGTCCTGCGGCAGCCCAAGCGCCTTACCTGTTGCGTCCAAGCCTGCCGTATATCCGCAGTACAGGCCATGCAGCATCGTACAGTGCCACTGCTCGAGCGGCATACCTACCCCGTATCTTCGTGATAAGCAGTACCATTCAAACGGTGCGTTATACGCGTGTTTGATGTAGTCCTCACTGTGCAGCGCCTGCAGGAACCATAGCGGTACCTTATCTCCCTGTGCCAGATCGATCACCTCAACCGGACCGCCGTCCAGCGAATACGCGATCAGCAGGATCTCAAAGTCTGGGCTCTGCGCGTATTTGTACATACCGCTGTCCGCTATGGGAACCGAGGAAAACGTCTCTATGTCAATGGAAAGATGGTGTTTCATAGAGGATACTCCTATAACGGGCCAAAGAGAGGGCGCACTCACGCAGAGGCGCCCAGTCTTGGCTTATGTGAATTACATGGGCTGGCCGGTGATCGGGTTGATACGCGGTGCTGCCGCGGGCTGCGACGGCTGTGCCTGCTCCAGGTCAGCGAAATCGCTCTCTGCGTTCGCATGGCCGCTCAGCGGCTCGCCATCGCGCGTCTTGCAGACGTTGCCCAGACCGCAGCCTACGCCGCGGCTGCCGTTGCTGTCATACGGGAAGAAGTTAATGGTTACGCGGGCATATATACCGGAGTATACATCGGTCGGCAGCAGCTCAGCATGCACATTGCTGATATGTACGCACTGCGGCTTCTGCTTGCTCGACGCAGTGACGACCCAGTGGCCCTTACATTCTTCTCCGAAGGGTGTGCCGTTCATTCGGACGCCGTCGCCGTCGTAGATGACCGGATACCGCATCTGAGGGCGCATGCCCTTCCACTTGTCCTTAACTCCCTGCTCGTAAGCCGCATTGATCGCGGCACGAATATCCGCTTCAGTCGTAGTATCCTCCTTAGGGATCAACAGCGTGGCACTGTACTTAGACTCACCACCGTTATTGCCGCTGTACGGCTGGTCAAGATGGGTGTAAGACAGGCGTACCTCACCGGTCAGGCATTTAGTAGGGTTGTTCTGATACATAATAGGGAATCTCCTTTTCAGTTTTCTTGAATATTCTCGAAATCAGACGTAGCACGGCTGTACGGCGGCCGATTATCGCTCTCCGGCGCAATGCTGGCTTACCCATCGGGCGGATAATATGTGTACCGCAAAGCTCTGCGAACTGCTTCTTGCCGAGTAGTTTTTCAACTGCGGCGAGTGTCAACGGCTTTCTCTCATAAAGGACGGCTTCGTCGATACCGGCTGCCTGCAGATCCGCAAACGTCTGGTCCAGATCGTCGAACTGCCGCACGCTGCGCCCCTCGACGGCCTTCCACCCTGGGACGTCCTTCCCCTCCAGGACGGCTTCGAGTGCATAGACCTTGACGGCCTCCAACCACTTCACAAAAGGCTCTGCGCGGGTCAGTACATCGCCAATTTCGGCATCGGACAGCAGGCGCGGGTCTGATGTGGGGGAATAGCTTTCGATGGACATGTTGGCATCGGCATAGGCGCGGCACTTTGCCTTAACCTGACAGAAACGACAGTGGCTGCCTGGGGCAAATTCTCCCTTGCCCTCCCATGCCAGTTTTGCCCGCGGCTGGACGTATTCCGCAGCCCACTTGTACAGCTCGTCGGGTGTCGTCTCCCACTCCTCCGGCTCGCCGAGCCGCAGTTGTGCGATCGTCAGCACCACCCTGTCGATCTTGTACAGCAGCGCATACTGCGCCAGCGCGCCGATCGCATACAGTTTCATCTGCGAATTGTCAACCGCATTCACAGGAACGCCCTTGCCGTACTTGAAGTCGATCACGCGCATAGTGCTGCCGCCAAGCATAATACAGTCCGCGGTGCCATAGCCCTCAGGGACATAGCCACTGAAATCAATCTGCACCTCGCAGATCACCGAGGGCGATGCATTATACTGCATCGCGCAGTCTTTCAGGTAATCGAGATAGGTGTCAGTAACATGATCCATCTCAGGGGTATAAAGCTCGTCCTTCTTGATCTTGTTATACGTGCGGGTGTATGCGGTTTTGGACATCGGTGTAAAATGCTTGCGCACCTTCAACTCGGCCAGTTCGTGTGCCAGCGTACCCTCGGCGGCATAGCTGCTCCCTTTGTCCGGAATCTCCTCGGCCAGCCTGGCAGACGGCGGACAGGCCAGCCAGCGTTCAGCACTGGATGCGCCCAGCAGGGCGTGTTTGATCGGGGGCATCAGATCACCGCCCCCATACCGCGCAGTGCTGTCGCAAACTCACCGAAGCGGACCTCGGGCAGATCCATGAGCGACGCTACACCAAACGACGCGAGCAGGTTGGTCAGGTCAGCCATGCGGTTCGGCATAAATGTATCGGTCGCAGCCTTAGCCAGCTGATCGCGGGTGTATGTCGGAGCTGTCGCGGGTGTTGTCGGTACTGGAGGGACCGGTGCGGGATTAGCCTGGGCAGACGTCTCGTGGGTAACAGGGGCAATAACAGTCGATACCGGGGCAGTCTGGGTTGCAACCGGCGCAGGCGTAGGGTTTACTGGTGCGGCAGATGCCGGCATGGTCGGTGCGGCAGGCGCAGGTGCTGTCTGGGGTTCCGGTGCTGACGGCTCAATAGCTGCAGCAACGCTCTTCTCCAGACGGCCGAACACATTGCCGGCTAATACATCCGCCAGACGATCGATCGCGGGAATGTCTACATGTACATTGATATCCATTGTTAGCTTAGTCCTCCTAATTTGTTGAATTGCGTTTTTGTTTTTGCCGGCAGCTTTTTATACTCTGCCAGCGTCATAGTGACATAGCCGGTTGGCCATGTTACAGTCACCATCGGCTCTGGCCAGCCCAGATCCTCGTCCGTGGGCTCAGGTGCTGCTATGATGTCAGGCACTGTGGAGCCGTGGCGGGTCTTGCGGAAGAGTTTGTGTTTATGGCAGTACTGCTCCTTCCACTCATGGGCGGCTTCAATCTGTGTCATCCGTGGCCTCCATATCCGCCAGCACCACCCTGTCCTCGCAAAAGAGTACCATCTGGCTTACGATTGACTGAACGGAATACCCTGTCTCGGCAGCGAGTTTTGAGGCAACAGCGGCTGCCTTGGGTTCCAGCCGGACGATCTCCGGTGTGCGCCGCTTCCGGCGCGGCAAAATCAGCTTATCCATTGTTTAATGACCCCTCCTGTTGATATTCAGCATTGACAAATTTCTTCCTTACTTGTATTATGGGATTGAACTGTTTTGGTTTGCCGCCGACGGAGTGCCAGCTCCGGAAGCGGCTTTTTTATTCATCATCTTTCCAAAATCGTTTTTGCTCATCAAGCCCCGCCTTTTTTCTTTGATTTTGTCAAGCCGTGCAGCTCGCTGATCCCTGCGCTGCCGGCGGCGGTCGTCACGGTACAGCCGCATGGTGAACTGATACAGGACCACCCCGCCCAGCAGCAGAGCCAGCGCCAGCACCGCGTACAACCATACTGGCAGCGCGCCTGTTTCGCAGTACCCTGTGGCCGACAATAACGCCAAGGCATCCAGCCCGCAGGACGCGCCCGCGATGTGGTGAGGCCTAAGACGGCGGCGTTCAAGTGGCGTCATCTGAAATCCCCTCCTCCATAAATTTGTCGAACGCCTTCTTTGGGATCACGCAGTGGATCCGGCCGCTCGGCTGACGGAACGCGAATCCAAACGTAACCTGTTTGGTCTTGATCAGATTTCGCAATGTCTGCTGATCAATTCCCATGCGCCGTGCGCACTCAACTACGGTATATGTTTCTGACATAGGGTTGTCCTCCCTTTTATGTACTGCTTATCCCCTTTTGCCGTCTCATGTTATACTGAGAGTAGAAAGGGGGGAATAAATTGCTATTAGAAGACCTTACCAAGAAATATCTGGATTTAACTTGATTGCTTTCAAAATCAATTTTAAATCTTCTCGGGACAAGTTCTTTTCCTCTACTAAGGAGTGGAACTTGTCCATTTCTTCAGGTGTTCCAATAGGAATAAAGCGTCGGTAGATTGTTGTCTCCATCTTCCTCACCTCCCTCACGGTGTGTACTTGTCCCCTCCCCATCCGCTGTGCTATACTGAAAGCGGAAAGGGGGTGAAAAAATGAGCGAAATTATTGGTGGCCCTCATGCTTTGAATTTTGATAGTCCAAAACTATCAGCAGATTTAGCCCGTGATTACAGTCTGGCAGACTGGAAATATGAGAAAATAATGGGGGAAATCCGCGATTTCGAAGATGGTTTAGATAACGAACACGAGGTTGCAATTCGCCTTGCATCGTTTGGGGCATCTATCACTATGGCTGTATACGAGATCGGCTACCAAAATCCGGATATGCTTTACTTTTACGGAACAGTCAACGGTCAAGATGCTCAGCTGATCCAACATATGTCGCAACTCAATTTCCTTCTGCTGTCCGTGCAGAAGAGCGACCCCGAAAAGCCGCCGCGCCGTATCGGGTTTGAAATTCCTGACGAAGAGTAAGATCTTCGATATCTAAGGCGACATCCATCATCAACCGTACCGTCTTGGCCACGTCCTCGGTCAGGGCGGTATTTTTGGCCAGAATGTCTTTCGCCTTCTGAATACAACATTGCTGAATTTCCAATAAATTCGCATCCATGTTTCTTCACCTCCTATCACACGGGTTTGTAATGCCTCCTTGTCCTTCCCTACCCAATCTGTTAGAATGAAGGCAGAAAGGAGAGATACCAATGGATGATTTGTCGTTTAATACGCTTAAAGAGTTCTCTGTGCGTCCAAGTATGACGTTTTCCCAGCTTGATGCTGTTATGAACGCTGATACTGCGGATGTGTTACACTCCCTATGGGAAAAGGACTATGTTGCTGCCGACCCTCATAATGCAAACTATGCAGAGTGCATCGAGGAAAAATTACTGTATCCGGATATGCCTTTTCATATCACCTTTGATGGTCGTTCGGCTTTGGAAGAAGAAATCAAAATGCGTAGATCCATCAGATTCGGTGAATTTCGTGCTTGGGTCACCCTCATTATTGCGCTGGCTGCATTCATTAAATCCTTTTTCCTTACTTGAATAAAACTGCTGCACACATCAGGATCACCGCCCACCATACCACTTCGTTGATAACGGGGTGGTTTTTCTTTAACCAATTCCAAAACATTGTTTCCTCACCTCCCTCACACTTCGGGTTTGTAGTAATCATTTTACGCTTAAAGCGTATTTTCGGGTAAAAAAATAAGATCATCATAGCGGATAGAATACGCTTCCTCGATACGTTTAATATTTAATGCATCTGGAAAGCTTCTGCCTCTTTCCCAGTTTCCAATCGTATCGACAGTTACACCAATACGTTCTGCTGCTTCTTTCTGGGTAAGGCTTGCGTTTGTTCTGGCCGCTTTAAGCGTGATCTGCACTTCACATCACCTCCTGTTGTTATTATGATAACACGCTTAAAGCGTACTGTCAACGCTTTTATCGTAATTATTTTATTTTTATCTTGATTTTTTTACGCCTTTGTCGTACAATACATATATACTAAGGAGGTGCCTTATGAGCGACTTAGGTAACAAAGAAATATTCTCCCGAAACCTGCGCACTTTGATGCAGAGGTCAGGCAAGGATCGCAATCAAGTTTGCGAAGATTTGGGTTTCAAATACACAACATTTACAGACTGGTACAATGGTAATAAGTATCCTCGTATCGACAAAATAGAGCTACTCGCAAATTATTTTGGAGTTCTTAAATCCGACTTGATTGAAGATAAGCCCTCCCTCCCCTCCAACGTAACCCCCATCGACTTCTCCCACCTCCAGCGCATCCCAATCCTCGGGCGAATCGCGGCTGGCGTACCGATTTACGCCGAGGAGAATATCGAAGGATACACTTATACCGACCTCAACGGCGGCGCAGAATACTTCGGCCTGCGTGTCAGAGGCGACAGCATGAATGCGGCTCGCATATACGATGGTGATATTGTTATCATCCGTAGGCAGGACATCGTCGAGAATGGAGAGATCGCTGCTGTTTTGATAGATGATCAGGATGCAACACTAAAGCGTTTTTCCCGACATGGGGATATTGTTACACTGATGCCACAATCGACTAATCCAGTTAACCAGCCGTTTGTTTATGATCTGAAAGAAACAACGGTTAAGATTCTCGGTTTGGTAGTAAAGGTTGAATTTAGGCCACAATAGAAAGGAGCCTCACCATGAATAACGAAGAAAAGATTCTATCCCTGTTGGAAAAAATGGACACGCGCCAAACCCAATCAGATCAGATTCTTGCACAGCTTACATCTGATATGTCCGACATGAAAGAGCGTATGGACAAGCTGGATGCCAGAATGAACAAGCTGGACGACCGTATGGACAAGCTGGACGACCGTATGGACAAGCTGGATGCCCGCCAGGCAAAAACCGAGATTACCCTCGAAAATGTCATTGTCCCGCGCCTTGATGCGCTGGCCGAAGGGCAAAAGGCATTAATGGAAACACTTGCACCCAAGTCTCGCGTAGAAGCTCTGGAAGAAGAAGTGGGCATGCTGAAATCGGTCATCCGTATCCTGTCCAACGATGTAGCCGAATTGAAAAAAGCGCAATAGGAATCAGTCCATGTGAGCATTCCTCCCGCAAGCGGGGAAATCCAATCCCATTTTTGAAGGAGGCATTTCTATGATGTATCCATTTCTGACGCTCGATGACAATACCGAGATCGTCCACTCCGAAATGCGGCCGGACGGCACGGTCAAAGTCTATATGGAACGGCCCGATGAGAAACTGGGCTTTCGCCATGCAACCTGTTATCTGCCAGGATACAGGTGGGAGGACATTGTCGGCTTTTCCGATCAGGAGATTGCGCGTTATCAGGATGTCATTGAATCCACAGCGCACCTGATCCTGCAGTTCTCACAGGAAGGCGGGTTCGACAATGCCGCAAATCTTTAAGGTTGGCTCTTACTGGGTCTATTTTTGGGCAAACGAAAATGAACCTCTCGAGCCAGTGCATGTTCACATCGCTCAGGGCGCGCCGACAGCAAATGCAACGAAGGTGTGGATCACCCGCGCAGGGAGATGCTATTTGTGCCACAACCGTTCAAAAATTCCTGAGCGCACCCTGCGGAACATCATGGAGATCATCGAAGCCCGCAGCAGCGAGGTCATCCAAAAATGGATCGGTTTTTTCGGTTCCGCTGATTTCTATTGCTGAACAAAAAAAATCCCGCCCCGGTGTTGGCGCACCAGAGCGGGATGGGGTACTGATAAACTTTGCACGGTTCCATCAGTACCTCTATTTTACCATACTTTTTTACGGTAAGAAAGGGGTTTTTCTATTATGAACGGAAGTTTTCGAAAAAAGTCAAACGGCAGCTGGGAATTTCGTGTATGGATCGACATGCCGGACGGCAGCCGTGTGCAGAAATCCTTTTGCCGCCGCACCAAAACACTGGCAAAAGCCGCGTATGATGAATGGCTGGAACACAAGGACGAACAAATTATCAAACGGAAAACCGTAGCCGGCTGGGGCGAGGAATGGCTTGAGATAAAACGTGACTCCGTGTCCTACCGCACCTATCAAAATTACGAGCTTTACTGGCACCTCCACATCAAGCCCGCGCTGGGCAAAAAGCAGCTCGACCAGATAAAGCCCATCGACATCGAAAAGCTGCTTGCAGTCACTTCCCACCTGAGCAAGAGCGCCCGACACCATATCTACATCACGATCAACCAAATCATGAAAGCGGCCGTGCAGAACGAGCTGTGCCGCAAGAACCCTTGCGACGCGGTCAACGTGTCCGCAGACGAGCCGCTGCGCGCAATACAGGTGTTTTCTCTGGACGAGATCCAAACCATCCTCCGTCATCTGGACAAGTCGTTTGGTACCGCGATCGCGCTCATGCTGTTTGCCGGTCTGCGCTCGGAGGAGGTCATGGGGCTGCGTTGGGGTGACATCAACCAAAAGGAACAGGTTATCACCGTTCGCCGGGTTGTCACGCGCGTGGCAAAGGGCGAATATGCGCCCGTAGAGCGCACGAAGAACGGCAAGGTGCGTTATGTCCCCTATGGCGATAAACTCGCTGCACACCTCGCACAGGCCCGCAAGACAAGCATCTACATCGTTCCTGCGGTCCGCGGCGGGTATATGACACCGGGCAGCTTCCGTCGGCAATATGAAACCTTCTTTACCGATCTGCCAGTACGCAAACTCTCCCCGCACAAACTGCGGCACACATATGCCACCTATCTGATCCGTGGCGGTGCAGAGCTGCGCGCTGTGCAATCTATCCTTGGGCATCAATCTGTCGGGGTTACTGAGATTTATACGCACGTCAATGTAGAAGATCAGCGCCGTGCTGCAGGAAAGCTGGCTTATTAA